GCAACATTTTGGGATTTAACACCGAGAGAATATATTTCGGCAATAAATGGATATTTACTAACTAAAGGTGGTAAAACAAAAAATCCTATGCTAAAAGATGAAATGAAAGAATTAATGAGGAGATTTCCAGACTAATGGCTAAAAATTTAACAACAATAGAAGTAAGACTAGAAGCCAATGCGCAAAAATTTAAGCAAGAAGTAGATAAAGCTAAAAAAAAAACCAAAGATTTTGGAAAAGCTACAACACAACTTAAAGATAAAGGTAAAATTGCACAAGAGGGTATAAGAAATTTAGCAGGTACTATTGCGGCAGTACAAGGTCCATTAGGTCCAGTTGCTGGAAGATTAAACTCTATTGGTGCAATATTCGGTAGAATAAATCCACTTACAGTTGCATTTGTTGGTGCATTTACATTAGCTGGAGTTGCACTAACTAGATTTGCTACGATTGGTGCAAAAGCACAATCACAGGCATTAAAGTTAGAGGCAATTTTAAGAGCAACTGGTTTTGCGGCAGGACAAACAGCAGAAGATATAGAACAATTAGCAATATCTATTGGTAGAAATACTTTAGCAAGTGTTCAAGGTGCAAGAGATGCGGCAGGTATATTATTAACTTTTAAATCAATAAGTGGTGATACATTTGGAGAGGTTTTAAAACTTTCGCAAGATTTAGCGGCAGTTGGTTTCGGAAGTATTACATCTGCGGCAACTCAATTAGGTAAAGCATTAGAAGAACCAGAAGTTGGTTTAGCTTCTTTAAGACGAGTTGGTGTATCTTTTTCTGAAAGTCAAAAAGAACAAATAAAAGTTTTATCTTTAACTGGACAACAAGCTAAAGCACAAGAATTAATTTTAAAAGCACTTAAAGATCAAGTTGGTGGTGCAGGTGAAGGTGCAGCAGGTGGATTAGCTGGTGCGTTTGATACACTCGGTGAAAATATAACTTTATTCTTTGAAAAAGCGGCATTGGGTAAAGCTGTCGTATCTGCATTAACAGGAATTATAAACGCCTTGGCGGCAGCATTTGGTGCTTTTATACCAGAAGAAGAAAGATTACCAAAAACAATAGAGGGTTTAAATGAAGCATTAGAGCAACAACGAATAGTAACAGAACTTGCTAGAGATTCATTAGAAAGATTAACAGATGCAAAAAGAAGAGGTAAAGGTCAAAAATTAAAAGATGCACAAGATGAATTAAATAAATCTTTAGAGGCAGAAATAAGAATAAGAAATGCTATAAATGCATTAGATGCTAAACCAACATTTGAAGATAAATCAGCTAAAGTAACTTTAGAAACTTTACAAAAAATACAAAGAGGAAGAAACGCAGAAATATTTGCACTTGGCAAATCAAGAGCAGAATTAAGAGCAATAGCAGATTTAAGAAAACTTGAAGCGGCATTAATATCAAAACTTGGAGAGGGACCAGTTGCTAGACAAAAGATAAATGATATTTTAAGCCAAGAAAGAGAAAAAAGATTAGAAATTGCTAAAATACAAACAGAAGAAATAGAAGCATTTGAAAGATTAGAAAAAGTTGCAGATGGTTTTGGTAATGCTTTTGAAACAGCAGGAAAAAAAATTACAGATGCTTTTGTTGAAGGTAAATTAGAAGCATTAGATTTTAAAGGGATTTTAAGAATATTAGTACAAGATTTACAAAAAACAGTAATACAAGTTTTAATTTTAGACAGAGCCAAAAAAATGCTTACTGATGCTTTGACAGGTAGAGGTAGTAGTGGTTTAACACCATTTAGAATGTTCCAAATTGCTATGGGTAGTGGTGGTGCTACAACTGCAACAGAGGGTTCTTTTGCAAGTGGTGGAACTATTCAAGCTGGAAAACCATCTTTGGTAGGCGAAAGAGGTCCAGAACTTTTTGTACCTAGAACTGCTGGTAGTATAGTGCCAAGTAGTCTAACACCTGGTAAAATGGGTGGAGGAAGTAATGTTGTTATAAATCAAAACTTAAATTTTGCTTTAGGGGTAACAAATACAGTCAGAACAGAAATAGCAAATCTATTGCCACAAATACAACAATCGACTATAAGCGCAGTAGCAGATGCTAAATTAAGAGGTGGTAAATTTGCAAAAGCATTCGGAGGATAATTATGGCAGTATTTACACCATCATACCCATTAACTTTTCCAACAAATGTTGGAGTGCAAACTCAAAGATTTACTTTAGTTAGAACAGTGGCAGTATCATCTTCTCCTTTTACTGGACAAGATCAAGTTGTACAACACGAGGGTGAATTTTGGACAACTCAAATAAAATTTCCACCAATGCTCAAAAATAATGCGGCACCAATTATTGCTTTTCTTTTACAATTAAGAGGTCGTCGTGGCACATTTAGTATTGGTGATCAAGATAGAAAAACAATACAAGGAGTTGCGACTGGAACAATAAGAGTAAATGGTGCAAGTCAAACTGGTAACCAAGTAGCTTTAGATGGTTTTGCTAATAGCACAAATAATGTTTTTAAAGCTGGTGATTATATACAAATAAACTCTTACTTGTATATGGTAACTGAAGATGTAAATAGTAATTCATCAGGTGAAGCAAATGTCAAAATTGAGCCATCTTTAAGACAAGGTATTGAAACAATTGCAGATGATGCAACAGTAGTTTATTCTAATACAAAAACTCTTATGAGATTAGATAGTAATGAAACTGGTTGGGATACTGACCAAGTAAGTAAATATGGCATAAGTTTGTCAGCAACAGAGGCATTATAATGCCAAGAGGATTAAGAAAAATTATTGTAAAATTAAGAATGTTATATTGTGATATTAGAGGGCATCATGGTAAAAAATGGAACTATGAACCTGGTGATAATTATATGGGTATGAATAAAAGGAAAAGAAAATGAAAAAGCTAAATTTATCAGATAACACAGGGATACAGCTCCCTGCCAGAAACTTAATCACAATAATCGGTGCGTGTTTGGTCGGTGCTTGGTTTGGTTTTGGAGTTATAGAAAGAATAAATGTACTTGAAACTCAAAACAAACTTAATTCAAAAGATATAGAAATGAACACAGAATTTAGAATAAAATGGCCATTAGGTGAATTAGGTAGCTTACCAGCTGATAGTGAACAATTTTTGCTTATTGAGGATTTAGTCAAAGATGTTGAAAAAATACAAGAACAAATGGAATCAATGATGCATAATAAAGTTAATATACAAAGATTACAAAAAGATGTAGATAAAATTATTGATCAACTAGAAATTGTAAAAGATAAAGTAAGAGCAAATGGAGGATACACAAAATGACAGAGATTGTAGTAGCTTTGATTTTAACACTTAATGGTTCTATTATAGAGCATGTTTACAAACCAAAAATGAGTGACTGCCTTAAATCTAAAAGAGTTGCCCAAAGGGAAGTAAATCCACAAAGGGTAATATTTTCTTGTAAAAAAGTAAAAGCTAAAACAGAAATATATATGGGTCAAAAGAAAATACTAAAAATAATGGAGTAAAAAATGGCTAGAAGTATAACAACTGCATTTAAAAATGCAATTAAAAGTAGTGTTGTAAGACCATTATTGGCAGTAGAATTAGAATTTAGTACAGGAACATTAAGATTTTGGAATGGTTATGGTGATTTAACAATGACTGCTGGTGGTTCATCTAATACATTTACAGGTCTTGGAGATTTAATAGGTGTAAGTGCAATAGGTGAAAGTGATCAAGTGGAAGCTATTGGTGCAAGTCTTTCTTTAACTGGTATAAAATCAAGTTTTATTTCAACAGCTTTGACTGGTAATTATACAAATAGAAATGCAAGTATTTTTTTAGGTTTGTTTGATAGCAGTAAGTCAGTTATTGCAGATGTTTATACACTTTTTAAAGGTAAAATGGATATTATGAAAATTGATGAGGGTGCAGAATCAGCAACAATCACACTTAATTTAGAAAATAGACTTATAGCATTAGATAGACCAAAAAATAGAAGATTTACCCACGAAGATCAGCAAGAAAGATTTTCTGGTGATTTAGGTTTTGAATTTGTACCTGATCTACAAGACAAAGAAGTTATATGGGGTAAAAAGACTTCATAATGAGAGTAGATAATTGGGACACAAAATTATCTAATTATATTGTAGAGCAGAGTAAAACAAAATTTGTTAGAGGTAAAACTGATTGTGTTAATTTTATACTTGGTGGAATAGAAGTAATTATTGGTAGAAAAGTATTTGATAGAGAATACAAGAGTTTAAAAGAAGCAAAAAAAATTTTAAAAGAATTTAATAAAAAAGATTTATTAGAAATAGCGCAAGATATCGCTAAAGAAAATAACTTTGAAGAAATAAATACATCTTTTGCTAGAAGAGGAGATGTGGTATTTCTAAAAACAGATGAAGAATTAGGAGGAACAATGGGCATTTGCCAGGGTGAATACAGCATATTCAAAGCTAAAGTTGGTCAAGAAAAAAGATTAACTAACTCTTGCGATATAGCTTGGAGAATAGAATAAATGGGAAGTAAGACAATAAAAACAGCTTTAGTGGTAGGTGCAATAGCAACAGGCTTTGCGGCGATTCCAGCAATAGGTGCAAGTCCTCTAGCAACATCTATTGGTGGTTTTGTTGCACCAAGTTTAGCTGGTACAAAAGCGGCAGGACTAATAGGAACATTTATAGTTTCAGCTGGTTCACAATTAGTTTTATCAGCAGTAAATAAAAAATTAGCACCAGAAATAGATTTACCAGATTTAGGAACAAACTTACAACAAGGTACTATGGTAACTGCAAAATCTGGTATTGCACCACATAGAGTTATTTATGGTAAAACTAGAGTTGGTGGTGTAATGGTTTATGCAGAATCAACTGGTTCTACAAATGAATTTTTACATATAGTGATTGCATTAGCTGGTCATGAAATAAATAATATAACTAAAATTTTTTTTAATGAGAATGAAGTGCCTACAACACAAGATGGATCAGATTCAAATGGTATAGCAAGATTATTCCCATCAAGCGGTAATCAATATGAGGGTAAAGCAAGATTTAAAATACATAAAGGTACTGATTCACAAGCGGCAGATGCAGATTTAGTTTCAGAAGTAACTCAATGGACAACTAATCATAGATTAAGAGGAACAGCATATTTATATGCAAGAATAAATTTTGATTCAGATGTCTATCCAAATGGTGTTCCAAATATTACTGTTGAAGTAGAGGGAAAAAAAGTTTTTGATCCGAGAAGCAATACAACAGCATTTAGTGCAAATCCAGCTTTATGTATTAGAGATTATTTATTAAATTCAGATTATGGTTTAGGTGCAGATGCAAACGAAATAAATGATACAAATATTGCTTCAGTTGCAAATACTTGTGATGAAGATGTTACTATTGCCAATCCATCAGGAACAGAAGATAGATTTACAATGAATGGTACTTTTACTTTAGATAAATCACCAAAATCAATTTTACAAAATATGTTATCAACAGTTGCAGGACATTTAATTTATTCAAATGGTCAATTTAAAATTAGACCAGCAATTTATGAAACACCATCTGTTACTTTAGATGAAAATGATTTAAGAACTGGTATTACTTTAAATACTAGAATATCGAAAAAAGAATTATTTAATGCAGTAAAAGGTTTATATTCAGAGCCTGATAATAATTACCAACCACAAGATTATCCAGTTTTAACAAATTCTACTTTTGAAACAGAAGATAATTCAGAAAGAATTTTTGGCGACTTTGATTTTCCAATGACAACATCTTCACATACAGTACAAAGACTTGCTAAAATACAATTATTAAAAGCTAGACAACAGATAAGTATGGTAGCTGATTTTAATTTAGATGCTTTTGAATTAGATATTGGAGATACAGTCCAAGTAACAAATACAAGACTTGGTTTTTCATCAAAAACATTTGAGGTTACAGGTTGGTCATTTAATATGAGCCAAGGCAATGATGCACCAATTCCTTTAGTAACTTGTGAATTTAGAGAAACAGCAAGTGCAGTTTATGATTTTTCTACAAGTGATTACTCTACAGTTTCAAGTGGTAAAGCTACAAACTTACCAAATGCAACAACAGTTTCTGCGCCAAGTGGCTTAACTCTTACAGATGAATTAGTACAATACAATGATGGTACTGTTATTGTGAAACTTGTAATTAATTTTACAGCACCTACAGATAACTTTACTGAATTATTTGAAGTAGAAGTAAGACAAACAAAAGATGCAGATGGTAATACCTTAAGTCCTGCTGACACTTTTAAATTAATCGGTAGAGGAACAAGAACAAAATATGAATTTTTAAATGTTATAGATAAAGCAGAATATGAAGTAAGAGTAAGAGGTGTAAATATTTTTGGTGTAAAATCTAGTACAATATCTGATACAAGAGAAATCGTTGGTCAGATTGATCCACCATCAGATGTACAAAATTTTGCTTGTAATATTATTGGTAAAGAGGCACATTTAAGTTTTGATCCTGTTCCTGATTTAGATTTATCACATTATCGTATAAATTTTAGTCCTGCAACAACTGGAGCAGAGTGGCAAAACTCAATCGTACTTGTTAAAAAACTATCAAGACCTGGAACATCTATTGTTGTACCAGCTAAAACAGGGACATACCTAATAAAAGCAGTTGATAAACTTGGCAATGTATCAATAAATGCTAGTAGTGTAGTAACACAAATTACAACTATAGGTGAATTTACAGATTTACTTACACAGAATGAAAATCCAACTTTTTCTGGAAATAAAACAGATGTTGTTTTAACAACTATTGGTGATGATGATACACCAGCACTCGTACTTGCAGGAAATCAATTATTTGATGATGTTCCTGGTAATTTTGATTCAGTAACACAAACTTTATTTGATGGTGGTCAAAATGCAACTGTTAAATCTTCTGGTACTTATGAGTTTTCTCAAACAGTAGATGCTGGTGCCATAGTTACAACACAAATTACAGCAACTTTAACACAACAAGTTACAGATAGAGCAAGGATTTTTGATTTTGTTTCTGGAGATTTTGATGACCAACCATCTAACTTTGATGGAGATGCAAATACACAATCTTCATCGGAACTACAAATAGCAGTATCAAATGATAATGTTACTTTTTCAACATTTCAAGATTTTACAATTGGTGATTATACTGGTAGATTTTTTAAATTTAGAGTACTTATGCAATCAGATAATAATACAGCAACACCTATAGTTACAGCAGTAGGTGTAACTCTTCAGCTAGAGGCATTTACAGTTTCTGAAAATGATGTAGTTTCTGGTACTGGTACCAAATCTATTACCTATTCAAAGGCATTTAATTTACTTAATTCGATAGCAATTACTTTATCAGTACAAGATATGGCATCTGGAGATAAATATGCTATAACCAACAAAAGTATAACTGGATTTGATATAGCTTTTCAAAATAGTAGTGGAACAGGAATATCAAGGACATTTGATTATGTTGCAAAAGGTGTGTAAAAATGATTGCAGATACAATTTTAAAGTGATATAGGAAGTATTATGGCACAACACGATTATATAATTGCGAACCAAGGATTCCCTAGTTTTCGATCTGACCTCAATAATGCTTTGAGTGCAACAGTGACGAATAATAGTGGTACAAGTGAGCCATCAACAAAGTATTCAGGACAAATTTTTGCAGATACAAACACATCTGGCAAAATAATATTTAAGTATTATAATGGTAGTGCTTTTGTTTCAGTTTTTGAAATAGCAACTGGATCAGCAACAGCAACAATACCATCAACAGTAAATATAGAGGGAGAAAGCGACCCAAATGCAATCCCCTTTGCAATAGCTTTAGGAGGATAAAAAATGGCAAATAATTTTAAATCTACAGAAGTTACACTTACAAATGCAAGTGAAACTAATATTGTAACCACTACATCTAATAACCAAATTATTATTGGTTTAAATGCTTGTAATACAAGCACAACAACTTCAATAACTTTAGATGTTACAATGAGAGATGGTTCAAATGATTTTAAATTAGCCAAAGCAGTCTCAATACCACCAAGTAGTAAGATAGAAATTTTAAGAGGAAAATATGTTTTAGCAACTGGATATTCACTTAAAGCACAATCTTCAAGTAGTAGTGGTTTATGTGATATTGTAGTTGGTTTATTAGTTGATGTATCGTAGGAGGTATAATGGAAGAAAAAGATTATGTTTTTTATGTTGGTTTTGCACCAGGTAAAGATAATGTAGTTAATTATCATAAAAAAGATTTAAAAAGAGATATATTTATAGAAGCAAATTCTAATGCAGTTTTTGCTGGACCATTTACAGTTTCAAGTACACTAACAATAGAATCAGGAGCAACAGTTGTAATAGTATGAGTAAAATAGAAGTAGATACAATTGATAAAGCAAGTGGATCGACAGTTACTATTGGTGGATCAGGAACTAATGTTGTTTTAGGAACTTCTGGTCAGTCAGTTTCTATTGCATCTGGCGCAACAACATCAGGTATGGGTAGAACTGGTGCAGTAGATTGGCAAACAACACCGAAGACAACAACATTTACAGCAGTGAATGGAGAGGGTTATTTTGTAGATACAGCAACAAGTGGTGCAGTATCGGTTAATTTACCAGCAGGTTCTGCAGGTGCAATAATTTCAATAGCAGATTATGCAAAAAATTTTGGATCAGCAGAGTGTACAATAGTACAAAATGGATCAGATAAAATTGGTGGTGGGACAGAAAATGGAAAGTTAAAAACAGATGGTCAATCTGTTACCATAGTTTATGTTGATTCAACAAAAGGTTGGATACTAACTGAAGATGGTTCATCATCATCATTAGATACAAATCCATATATTGAAGCTACAGGTGGAAATGCAATTGTCACTTGTGGTAATTTTAAAACACATATTTTTACAAGTCCAGGAGATTTTACAGTCACAGAAGTTGCAACAGCATCTGCTAATAATACAGTCGATTATTTAGTTGTTGCTGGAGGTGGTGGTGGTGGGCAAGGTGCGGCACCAGCATATATGGCAGGTGGTGGAGGTGCAGGTGGTTTTAGAATGTCAAATGATTTATGTATGCCAGCACCAACAACTTCACCTTTAGCAAATGCTACTGGTTTGACAGTTACTGCACAACTTTATCCAGTTACTGTTGGAGCAGGAGGTGCAAAAGCTGGTGGTGATAATACAGCAGGAAGTGCAGGATCAAATTCAATTTTTAGCTCAATAACATCAACAGGTGGTGGTCAAGGTGGTGCTGGAACAGGTCCAGCTAGTACAGGTGGAAATGGTGGATCAGGTGGAGGAGGAACATCAGGTGGCGGAGGTGGATCAGGAAATACACCACCAGTTACACCATCACAAGGAAATGACGGATCAACAGGTCCACCAGGCAGTAATAATGCAGGTGGAGCAGGAGGCGGTGCAGGTGCAGTCGGTGGACCGACACCAAGTCCAGGTAAAGGTGGTGCAGGTGGTGCAGGTTCTTATATTGCAGATACAATGATAGGACCAACAGCACCTAGTTATGGAGAAGCAGGACCAGTTTCTAATACAAGATATTTTGCTGGTGGTGGTTCAGGTGCATCTAATTATCCACAAAATCCTCCTAATGGAAAAACAGCAGGAGGAGTAGGTGGAGGTGGAGATGGTGGATTTGGTAATCCAGGCAGTGGTGGAGATGGAGGAGATGGTGTTGCAAATACAGGTGGAGGTGCTGGAGGTGGATCAGGTGATGGTTCAAATTTATCATTAGCTGGTGCTGGTGGATCAGGAATTGTAATGATAAGATATAGGTATCAGTAAAAATTATGAGTACAATAAAAGTAAACACAATAGAAACAAGAACAGGTTCAACACTTACACTTGGAAAAAGTGGTGATACAGTTTCAATAGCATCAGGTGCTTCTACATCAGGAATGGGAAGAACAGGAACTGTCGATTGGCAAACTGCGATTAAAACAGATTCATTCACAGCAGTAAGTGGTGAGGGATATTTTGTTGACACTGCTGATGGAACACCATTTAAAAATTATACAACAACAGTTGCAACAGGAACACTTTATTTAGTTGGTGGTTCAGGAAATGTTTTTAATTTAGATGGTTCTCAACAAACTTCTTTAAGTTTGCTTAAAGGAAAAACATATAGATTTACACAATCTGATTCTTCAAATGATGGACATCAATTAATTATTTCAACATCAAATTCAACAACACTAGGTACTTTTCAAGCTGGAATAGTTTCATCAGGTATAACTTATTATATTGATGGCTCTGCAACACAATCAAATTGGTTAAATACAACAACATTTAATGCAGGAACAACAAGATACATAGAGTTTAAACCATCAACAACTGGTACTTTTTATTTTGGTTGTTACAATCATGGAATTGGAATGGGTGGTGCTATTACTACAGCAGACTTAACAGTAACCTTACCATCATCACCAGCTGTAGGAAGTATTGTTTCTGTTTCTGATTATTCTAAAAATGCAGCAACAAATAATATAATTATAACAAGAAATGGATCAAACATTGATGGCGCAACTGATGATTTACCACTTTCAACTTCAGGAAGTGCTGTAACATTAGTATATGCAGATTCTACAAAAGGTTGGAAACCAGTACATAGTAATGAAATAACAGGTGGTCCAAAATATATTTCTGCTTCAGGTGGTGATTCTGTATGCACATCAGGCAATTTCAAAATACATACCTTTACATCTCCAGGAACATTTGAGGTTACTTGTGGTGGAAATTCATCAGGATCAAATACAGTTGATTATTTAGTCGTTGCAGGAGGAGGTTCAGGTGGTGGTAGATATGGTGGCGGAGGAGGTGGAGGAGGATACAGAGAATCCTCTGGCTCTGCTTCAGGGTGTTATACAAGATCACCATTAGGTGCTTGTGTTTCAGCTTTACCAGTTTCAGTAACTACTTATCCAATAACTGTCGGTGCAGGTGCTACAGGAGTACCAGCAGTACCTGGAAATATTGCAGGTAATAGAGGTAGTAATTCAATTTTTTCAACAATAACATCTACAGGTGGAGGAGCAGGTTCAGGTCAAACTAATAAACCATCATGTGTTCCTGGAGGTTCAGGTGGAGGTGGTCCTTATGGAACAAGTAATCCACTTGCAGATGGAGGTACAGGTAACACACCACCAGTAACACCAGCACAAGGACAACCTGGAGGAAGAGGTTATGTTCCTAATGCACCCTACGCAACAGGTGGTGGTGGAGGTGCAACTGAAGCAGGAGTAAATGCAACATCAGGAAATGCAGGTAGAGGAGGTGCTGGTGGAACATCTTGCATTACAGGTTCACCAGTTGGAAGATCAGGTGGTGGAGGTGGAAGTGGAGAAAATGGTGCTGGTCCAAATAATGCAGGTGCCGCAAGTCCATGTGGATCAGGAACAGCAGGTGCAGGTTCAAATACTAATTCATCAAGTGCTACCGCAAACAGAGGTGGCGGAAGTGGTGCAGCTTACCATCCAGGTCCATCAAGTAGTAGTGGTAGTGGAGGATCAGGAGTAGTAATAATTAGATATAGGTATCAATAATGACAAGTGAAATAAAAGTAAATCAAATTAAAAAAGCAAGTGGAACAACACTTACATTGGGAGAATCAGGTACGACAGTTGCTATTGCTAGTGGTGCTACAACAACTGGAATGGGAAGATCAGGGACAGTTGATTGGCAAACAGGAAGTATTAAAACAGGAGATTTTACAGCAGTAGATACACAAGGATTTTTTGTTGACACAAATAGTGGTGCAGTTACAGCAACTCTTCCAGCAGGTTCCGCAGGTTCAATTATATCCTTTCAAGATTATAGAAATAATTTTAATACAAATGCTTTGACTATTTCACCAAATGGTTCAGAAAAAATAAATGGTGGAGCTGGTTCAATTGTTTTATCAACAAATGGTGAGGGTGTTACTTTAGTTTATATAGATTCAACAATTGGTTGGAGATCAATACAAGATAATGTTTTTTCTGATGTTGGTTCTAATTTTATAACAGCTACAGGTGGTACAATTACGACAGTTGATACAAATTACAAAGTACACACATTTACAAGTCCAGGAACTTTTCAAGTAACTTCAGCAGGATCAGGTGATGGTAATTTAATAGATTATCTAGTAGTTGCTGGAGGTGGAGGAGGACCTGCATCTCAAGGCGGAGGTGGAGGTGCTGGAGGATTTAGAGAATCACAACATGCACCCTATGCTCCAGTTTATACTGCATCACCTTTAAAAAGTACAACATCGTTACCAGTTTCTATACAAAGTTATCCAATAACAGTCGGTGCTGGAGGATCAACAACTCCATCTTGTGCTAAAGCAAGTAATGGTTCAGATTCTGTAGCTTTGACAATTACATCAGCAGGAGGTGGAGCAGGTGGAACAAGATTTGGTTCTCCACCAGCATATCCAGGAAATAGTGGAGGTTCTGGTGGTGGCGGTGGTGGTTGTGCATCTACTGGAGGAAGTGGTAACACTCCACCAACAACTCCAGCGCAAGGAAATGATGGAGCAGATAATGCTGGGCCAGATGGTGCAGCATCAGGTGGTGGTGGAGCAACAGCGGCAGGTGCAGTTGGTGGACCTGGTCGTGGACAAGCAGGTGGTGCTGGAGGAGCAGGAGCAACAACAAGTATTACAGGAACACCAGTAGCTTATGCTGGTGGAGGCGGAGGAGGTGAAGGTGGACCACCAGGACCAAGACAAGGTGGAGCAGGAGGATCGAGTGTAGGAGGAACAGGATCAACTTCGCCACCAGGATCGTCTCCAGGAAGTGGGACACCAGGCACAGCAGGTACTACCAATAGAGGTGGTGGTGGTGGCGGAGGAGGAAATAACTCTGCTAGTAATGGAAGAGAGGGTGGTGCTGGTGGATCAGGTATAGTAGTAATAAGATATAAATTTCAATAGTTGAAAAAGATATTAAATATGATAAGGAGATAATATTATGGCACATTTTGCAAAAATAGGAATGAATGGAAAAGTTATCCAGGTAACAACTATGGATAATGAAGAAATGAAAGATGATCAAGGAAACGAAATTGAAGCAAGAGGTCAAGAGTGGTTAGAAAGACATAATAATTGGCCAGCACAAATGTGGATTCAAACTTCATATAACACATATAATAATAAACATAAATCTGGTGATGATTCAAAAGCATTTAGAGGTAATTATGCTGGTATTGGTTTTGAGTGGGACGAAGATAATAATATGTTTTTTCCAAAAAAACCTTATCCATCTTGGGTAAAAAATCTTACAACTGCTAGTTGGGTTTCACCAATAGGTGATGCACCTGAACTAACAGAAGAACAAAAAACAGATAAAAAGTTTTATCAATGGAACGAAAATAATCAAAGTTGGGATTTGACTGATTTAGAAGAGTAAGATAGAAGTCTTAATGTATGGTGGACATTAAACAAAATATATTATCAAAAATAGATTTATATTATGGAAATATTTTAATGCCAAATGGCTTTGAAATAGACAAAGAACACTTACAAAAAGATATTTTAACACAAATTTTACAGGATTGTCCTTTCCCTTTTTCTAAAGAATGGGATAAATTAAATACATATTTAAGAGAACATCTTAATATTTTGTATAATTTTACTTTAATAAATAAATTAACAACAGGTTTGATGTTTAAACCAAATGAATCTAATGTTCCTGATTATGAAAATAATAAAGTTGATTTAAGAAATTCACCTGATTATGTTATGTTATATGGTGTAAATGTTGATAATTGTAATGTAAGAATATATTATGATGATAATAGAAGAGCAGGTAGAAGTTGGGATATAGAACTTAAAAATAATAAATTTATTATGTTTCCAAGTACACTCATATATTACATATCAAATAATCAAAAAGATAAACTTAATTTTATTCTTAAAACAACTTATGAATATATCTAATTATTACTGGTATTATAGTGGTGTATTAACACCAAAATTTTGTGATGATGTTATAGCTTATGCTAATTCACAAAAAGAGGTTATGGCTAGGACAGGTGGTTATGGTGATAAAAAATTAAATAAAGAAGAAGTTAAAAATTTACAAAGAAAAAGAAAATCTGATTTAGTTTGGTTAAATGATCTTTGGATTTATAGAGAATTACATCCTTATGTACATGAAGCAAACAAATTAGCTGGTTGGAATTTTCAATGGGATAGATCAGAATCTTGTCAATTTACAAAATATAAATTAAATCAATATTATGATTGGCATTGTGATAGTTGGGACAAACCCTATGATAAACCAAATACACCAGATCATGGAAAAATAAGAAAACTATCTATGACTTGTCAATTAACAGATGGTTCAGAATATACAGGTGGTGAGTTAGAATTTGATTTTAGGAACTATGACCCACACATGAGAGATGAATCAAAACATAGAATACAATGTAAAGAAATATTACCAAAAGGTTCTATTATAATATTTCCTAGTTTTGTATGGCACAGAGTTAAACCAGTAACATCAGGGACAAGATATAGTCTTGTTGTATGGCATTTAGGGAGACCTTTTACATAATGTATATAAATACTTATTTTCCTACAATTATCTGGAGTGAAGAAAAACCAGAATTTATAAAATCTCTTAACAAAGCAAGTAATAAATATATTGCTGATGCTCGTAAAAAAGAAAAACAATACATAAAAAAATATGGTGATTTTGGAAGATCATATCACTCAACGCCACTTACAGATGATAATGATTTTTTAGATTTTAGAAATTATATTGGACAAAAATCTTGGGAATATTTAGATCATCAAGGTTATGATATGCAACAATACACAACTATGTTTAGTGAGATGTGGGTTCAAGAATTTGCAAAAAAAGGTGGTGGACATCATTCAGCGCACATTCATTGGAATCAGCATGTTTCAGGTTTTTATTTTCTTAAATGTAGTGAACAAACTTCTTACCCTATTTTTCATGAACCCAAAACTGGAGCAAGAACAACAAAGTTAAAAATGAAACCTAATTTAAAGGGAGTTTGGACAGGTCATGAGCAATTTCATTTAAAACCAAAACCAGGAACATTAATTATATTTCCAGGATATTTAGAACATGAATTTGCAGTTGATTTTGGTGTTGAACCATTTAGATTTATCCATTGGAACATTCAAGCTGTACCTAAACAAATGGCAAAAGATGTTTAAAAAAAATAAGTATGCTATAATAAAAAAAGCTATAGATAAAGATTTAGCATTATTTCTTTATAATTATATTCTTATGAAAAAACAGGTTTATGATACCTGCCTTAAAGTAAGATATATTTCACCATTTGAAACATTATTAGGTTTTTATGAAGCTAAAGATCAACAAATACCACATACATATTCTTTTTACTCTGATATTGCTATGGAAACTTTAATGTTAAAATGTCAACCTATCATGGAAAAAACAACAGGTTTAAAATTATATCCTGCATATACTTATGGCAGGGTCTATAAAAAAGGTGATATTTTAAAAAGACATAAAGATAGATTTAGTTGTGAAATATCTACAACAATGAATCTCGGTGGTGATGATTGGTCAATATTTTTAGAACCATCAGGAGAAGAAAATAAAAAAGGTATTAAGGTAGATTTAAAACCTGGAGATATGCTTGTGTATAGAGGTTGTGATTTAGAACATTGGAGAGAAAAATTTAAAGGAAAATGTAATGTCCAAGTTTTTCTACACTATAACAACACAAAAACAAGATTTGCTAAAGATAATATATTTGACAGAAGATTACATTTAGGTCTTCCAAACTGGTTTAAAAGATG